CATCGCGGAAGATGTGGGAAGGCCGATCGTCGAGGTCAGGGAGCGCATCCGACGACCCAGGTTCCTCCAGGTGCAGGCCGAGATCGAGAAGGGGCTCCTCCATCGCATCACCATGCAGGGGGAGTACGAGCCCGTCACGCTCGCGAAGGCGGCGGCGCCCGAGGCCATGCGGCGGATCATCCGCCAGTCGGAGACCGAGCGAGATCCGCGCACTCGCTTGCACGCCAACAAGACCGTGCTGCAGTTGGCTGGGGTCGAGCCTCCGAAGCGGATCGAGATCACCACCCCAGACCGCGTGATCGAGCAGATGACGGCCAAGGAACTTGAGGACCTGGCGGAGCACCGGGTCTGGCCCGCAAGATTCAGAGAAGTCTTGAGAGCCTTCCTGCCTGCTCCCCGGGTCCCCAAGCCGAGCGAGGCGGTCCTCGACGTCACCCCCGTCACCGGTCCCCTCGCCGAGCCGACCGTCTTTCCCTCCTCCGATGAGTAGAAGCACGCATGCCAAGAGCTGACTTTTTCCCGGGCTTGACAGCTCCCCACTCTCCCCCGTAGAGAGGGGGGGCCATCACTGGTGGCACCGCACCCCTCCAGCCCACACAGCCGGAGGGCTCCCTTGCTTCCCAAGGCAAAGGAGACCATTCCACACCCCGGGGTGGGTCGGTCGGTCGGAGGCTTAGGGGCTAGTCCCTCCTTCCCCTCCTGGCTGGCCGACCCCTCCCACCCCCTGCTCCCTCGCTTCGCTCCGTCGCAGCTTCGTGCTACCAGAGTCGCGGGACGGGGGCTCTCGATTGAGAGGCCTGTGAGGGACCGCTTACGTCAGGGCTCCCGTCCCGCCTTCCTGCCATACTTGCTTGGCACCCCCCTTTGCGTGTAAACGCGCTCCCTAGGATGGCCAGGTCTCGGGTGCAGCCTCCCATCCCAGGTGAGCCGAGCGTTGGGGTGGCAGACGGCGATGCGGGAGGGGATCCCTTTCACCTCGATCTCCCCGATGCGGACGAGATGGCCTACCGTGCCCGCGCTCGCCTCCGGGCACTCCAGAAGTCCAGCTCCGAGCGCTACCGCACCGATCCCTACAAGTTCCTGATCGAGTGCTGCTGGACGCTCGACCAGGCCTCCCAGCAGGTCCGGCGCTTCCCCGATCAGACCGACGTCCAGTGCGCGTGCGAGTTCCACTGCAAGAACTACGTCGCGCACGTCACCAACAGGTGGCTCCATGAAAAGCGCCTCCTCGTCCCCAAGAGCCGACGTGTTCTGGTTTCATGGACGATGGTGGCTCTCCATAGCTGGCTTGCCAGGTTTTTCCCCGGATCGACCATTGCCTTTGTCTCCCGCAAGCAAGGTCTCAATGACAGCGAGGGTGCTGCGGAGCTGGTTCGGCGGGTCAAGTTCATCGAGGAGCATCTCCCCGCCGACATCGAGCCGCTCCCCTTCCAGTACAACTTCGCCCGCCTCAAATACCCCACCATCGGGAGTGAGATCATTGGCGTCGCGCAGGGGGCGGATCAACTCCGCCAGTACACCTTGACCGCCATCTTCGCCGACGAGATGGCCTACTGGGAACTCGCCCACGACACCTATTCCGCCTCCCTCCCCACCCTGGAAGGAGGGGGCAGGTTCACCGGGGTCAGCTCCGCCAACCCCGGCTTCTTCAAGCAGGCAGTCTTTGACGCGCTCTGAGAGGGACCATGGCCAAGGTCAAGAAAAAGAAAGCCAAGAAGAAGACCACTGACAATGCCTCCGACTGACCACCCACCCGTGTCCCACCCACGTCTGGGTGGCCTGGGGGACGGTGCCTCCCACATCCCGGAGAGGGTCTCCGGGCTCCCGCCTCTTCACGATCGCACGTTCCTCGGGTCGTCCATCCCAAGGGAGCGACGGGAGTGGACGTGGGAGGCACCTCCTTCCCCCGCCGGAGGTCCCCATGTTCCTTGAGACCACCGCCGATGCTGGCCTGAACATCAACTTCTCGCGCTTGAATGCCGCCATCGTGGCGCTCCAGGCGCAAGCGGGGTCGAGCGCTCCCCTGATGCAACGCAGCGCCCTCGTCTCCCAGGTCCTCTGCCCCACCGGCGTCGAGACCAAGATCTTCGACCTCTCCCAGATCGCCGTCGTCCAGGGGGGCGTCGTCCTCTTCCTGATCGCGATCCGGGGCGCCCTCGCCGCCGGCTCCGGACTCGGCAACGGACGGATCCGCGTCTACGACGGGCTCGGCCAGCAACGCTCGAACACCAACTGCGCCTACACGCTCGGCGGCGACCTCGTCCAGGTGACCACGTCCTACCTGGAGTTCCCCCAGGCCTCGGGCCTCCAGAACTACGAGGTCCGCTACAACCCCTTCGGCCACGACTTCGATCTGACCAACGCGGCGGGCGAGGTCACCTTCCTCTCCTGGCCCGTCCGGGGACAGACCTAAAGAGGTAGAAAATGGCCTTTCTCGCTCCCCTCCTCGCCGCCGCCGCCTCGGGTGCGGCGGGTGCTGCCGGCGCCGCTGGCTCCGCCCTCGGCTCGATGGGCGCTGGCGCCCTCAGCTCGATGGGCGGGGCGCTCGGCTCGATGATGCACGGGCTCGGCATGGGGGCCGGCATGGGCGCCTCCTCCGGCGCCGCTCCCGCCGCCGCTGGCGCCGCCTCGGGAGGCGCTGGCGCCATCCCCGCCTCCGTCAGCTCGGGTGCCTCCTCCGCCGGCGCGGGCCTTTTCCAGCCGAACGGTCCCGGCCTCGGCGTCGGTCCCTACGCCCCCACCTCCGGCACCCCGTCCCTCACCGGGATCACCTCCGTCCCGGGTGTCGGCTCTCCCACCGCTGCGGGCGGTCCCCCGGGTGGGACGCCCTACGCCAACGCCGCCCCCATGTCCTCCGGCTCGGGTGCAGCAACCGACGCGGTCGCCAACGCGGCCCAGGCTTCCCCCTTCCAGCAATACCTCATGAAGACCTACGGCCTCGACACCACCCAGGGCTTCGGCAACACCGTCCGCCAGTTGGTCGAGCGCCGCCTCACCCAGCAGCTCGCCCCCTACTTAAATCCCCAGGGCGGCGGAGGAGGGAGCCAGCTTCCCGCACCCCCGTCGCAGCCGGCGAACCAGAACAACCCGCCGCTCTCCCTCCTCCAGCTCCTCGGTGGGGGGCGCTACGTCAATCCGTTCATGAACCGTGGAATCTACTAGCCCTAAGAAGTAAGGAGGCTATCTATGAGTGCAACCGCCGTGTGGTCCGGGACCTGGACCCCGATCTCCTTCGACGCGACCAACATGGACAAGACGGACCCGAACGTCCCCCATGTCGATCGCATCCAGCCCGAACTGCTCAAGTCCGGCGATCTCCCCGAACTCGTCGCCTTCGTCCAGGCGATGGCGGACGGCTACGGGATCGGCTTCAACCCCGCCAAGGCCCTCCTGATGATCGTCGTCACCGCGATGATGAATCGCGAGACCCCCGCCGTCTCCCGGCTCTACCAGCCCTAACGCCGTAACTTTCTAGGAGGCTCCCATGCCGCTCCTCCAGAACATCGGCCAGATGCCGCTCGCCCAGCGGGTCCCGGCGCTCGCCGACGCCGTCCGGTCCTGTCGCCAAGCCGCCGCCCAGGCCTCCGCCGAGGAAGCCGAGTATCTCGATCTCCTCGCCCAGGCCGAAGCCCAGCTCGCCCCGGACGACGAGACCCCCCGCTCGGGCCTCATCACCGACAACCCCTACCTCCGGGAGACGCCCCCCGCCTCCACCGGGGAGGGAGACGCCGTGGATCCCGCCACGGGAAAATCCTCTGGCGACGACCCGCCGGCTGGGAGCTAGCCGTCGCCACCCTCCCCATGTCCCAGCGCTCCGCCATCGACGCCCGCTTCCTCTCGGATCACCCGACCGAGGAGCCCACGCCCGCCGCCCTGCCGGTCGCTCCGCCTCCCGCCGTCTCCATCCCGGGGGGCGGGTGGACGACCGACTACGGCTACGTCAACGGCAGCAACTGGCCCGCATCGAGCTAGTCGAGCTAGTAAGATAGGAGGTAACCATGGCAGCACAAGTCACAGTGACCGGGACCGTCACCACCCCGCAGATCATCGGACGCTACGTCGGCGGCTCGGGCGTCGAGATCCGGGGCCAGACCGGCACCCAGAATCTCTCCTTCGACTCCCGGGGCAGCTCCCAGCGCGGCGCCAACCTCTTCGACGAGCTGAACCAGTTCATCTCCGCCATCTCCGCCGCCTGGTCGGTCCCGGGCGACGTCGTCATCGACCAGCTCTACTTCATGCTCTCGGACCTCCGCCGCAACCCCGCCATGGGCGAGCGCGTCTACGCGCCATGAGCCTCGTCCTCCTGGTCCTCGCCTTCATCTGCTTCATCCTGGCAGCGGCCCAGGCTCCCATCCCGCGCGCCAACCTGACCGCGCTCGGGCTCGGGCTCTGGATCCTCTCCGAACTCCTCGGGCACGTTGCCACCATCCATTGACATCCCATGGCGAACGGCCCTGGCGGGGGTCCGCAAACCCAGGTCATCATCCCCGGCCAAGGCTGGGTCGATGTCGCCAGCCGCGTCATCGTCCAGGTCGGCTTCCCCGTCGTGGTGGCTGGTGTATTGTTGTGGTTCTTACTTACTAGATTCCAGGACAATATGAACGCCATCACCACCCGCATGGGCCAGAACGCCGCCGCCGTCGAGATGTTCGTCGGTGAGCTGAAAGCGCAGACCCAGGAGCTGAAGGCCCAGTCCCAGTACATGGCCCAGCACGCCGAGAACATGAACGCGCAGCTCGCCCTGCTGCGGAAGATCGAGGACGACGCCTCCCTCCTCGTCAAGGTCCGCCGGGACGAGCTGGAGACGATCAAGCGCGCGACAGGGGAGAAGCACTGATGAGCGCAGGCGCGATCAACCGCAAATACTACTTCGACTCCGTCCGGGGCTCCCTCTTCTCCGGCTCCATGAACCAGAGTCAGGTCGATGGCCAGACCGCGCTCCTCGACTGGGCCGAGCAGCTCGCATGGGATGATAGATGGTTAGCCTATCTCCTGGCAACCACCTACCATGAAACCGCCCTCACCATGCAACCAATCAGCGAGTACGGGAAGGGCAAGGGCAAACCCTACGGACAACCGGACGGTCCCTACAACCAGGTCTACTACGGGAGAGGCTTCGTCCAGCTCACCTGGTACACCAACTACGACAAGCAAGATAAGAAACTCAAGTTGAATGGCCAGCTCGTCCAGGTCGCCGACACCGCCCTCGACCTCCAGGTGGCGACCGAGATCATCTTCGGCGGCATGCAGGACGGCGACTTCACCGGCGTCGGCCTCCCGAAGTACATCAACGACTCCCAGACCGACTACTACAATGCCAGGAAGATCGTGAACGGCCTGGATCAGGCCCAGACGATCGCGAACTACGCCGTCCGCTTCACCAACGCCCTCACCCATGGGCAAGGGGCTCCATTCTAATGGCAAAGAAAGGGACACTCTTCGGGAAACCCCGAGGCAGCGTCATCAAGCACCCTGGAGCGTTCAAGAAGAAAGCCCAGGCGGCTGGCATGAGCACCGCCGCCTACGCGAGCAAGGTGACGAAGAAAGGCTCCGGTGCCTCGACGCAGACGAAGCGCCAAGCGAACCTGGCGAAGACCTTCGCCAAGATGCGGCGGAAGTAGGTGTGGCAGACGATCTTCGGCGTCGTCGGCGCCCTCGTCCTGATCGTCTTCGCGCTGGTCGGACTCGACATCATCTGGTCCTGGCTGAATCGTCGTCACGATAGGGAGCCCTGACATGCAGATCCCCCTCGCCGGCATCCCCCCCCAGCCCAGCTTCGCCGACCAGGTGCGCGCCGAGTTCTGGCAGCTCCAGGTCCCGGCCCTCGTCTTGCCCGCGCTCTCCGGCCAGGGCGCCGAGATCCTCTCCGACTTCGGCGACCGCCTCACCATCCCCGACGCCCAGGCCCTCCAGTTCTTCCTCGCTGGCTACCGCCTGGGAGAGCGCGCCGCCGAAGCACCCCCGCCCTGGCAGCCGACGCCCCCTCCCCTCGGTGACGAGGAGCCCCCGAGTGAGTGAGAGCCAGCAGACCGAGCGCCTGATCGACCGCCCCCCCGAGCATGCGGGTACCCCGCGCCGGGGCGTCACCGAGTGGCGCAACCCGCGCAACGGCTTCTTCGTTCTGCGTTTACACTACACCGCCGATCCGACGAAGCGGGCGGAGGCCTGGAAGCAGAAGACCTCCGAAGGCCTCTCGCTGCGTGCCTGGCAGCGCGAGTACGAGATCTCCTGGACCACCCCCGAGGGCGAGCCGGTCGTCCCCGAGTTCGACGCCAACAAGCACGTCCGAGACCTCCCTATCCAGAGAGACAGTAGACTGCTGCGCTTCTGGGACTTCGGCGCCGTCTCCCCGGTCGTCCTCTTCTGCCAGCTCACCCCCTACTCCCAGGTGGTCGTCCACCGCGAACTCTGTCCCTTCAACTCCCCCCTGGATCAGCTCCTCCCGATGGTGAAGGCGATCTCCCTCGATCTGGTGACGCGCTCCGACTTCTTCGACGCCGGCGACCCCGAAGCCAACTCCGTCGGCTCGCTCGGAACGATCGCCGAACTCCTGGAGCGCGCGGGCATCCACATGCACACCAACCGCCCCGGCTCGGAGGTCTCCTACGCCGCGCTCCGCGAGCGCTTCCTCCGCTCGGTCCTGGTCCCGCGTCTCGGGCACGAGCCCGCCATCTTGATCTCCCCGAAGTGCCCGAACCTGATCGAAGCCCTCTCCGGCGGCTTCCACCTCTCCGCCCTTCCTCCCTACCGCCCCGTGAAGACGCACCCGATGAAGGACCTGGTCGATGCGCTCCGCTACGGCTTCGACAATCTCGACGCCGCCGGCCAGGATCGCGTCCAGCAACTTTCCAAACTGGCTAGCGCCGATCGACTCTGGTAGAGGAGGCCCCCATGCCGAGCGCCAATTTCATGTCCGCCGACGACGAGGCGACCAACGCGAACTGGACGCGCCTCGACCTGGCACTCCAGGCGAAGGCCGCGTCCCTCCCGATCACCCCCCACACCTGGACACCCGGCACCCCGCCGCTCACCCCGGTCGTCGGCCTCACCTACACGAGCCAGGAGGTGATGAACCAGAACTG